GCCCAGAGTGGCAACAGCTAAAAGAGGCCAGAATGAGAAAGCAAGCAATTATAGCAAGGCTAGAAAACTGGATAGGAGAAGCAGCGCCAAAGGATGATGAGCTAACAGAGTTTTTGAAATGAAAATATTAAATTTATACGCATGCTTAGGAGGCAATAGGTACAAATGGGATGAAGTAACAGATGTAGAAGTAACAGCTGTTGAGCTAGACCCAGAGCTTGCTAAACTATACCAAGAGAGATTCCCTAATGATAAAGTAGTTGTAGCAGACGCACACCAGTATTTACTAGACCATTACAAGGAGTTTGATTTTATCTGGACAAGCCCTCCATGCCCAACTCATAGTAGATTGGTTCAAACAAACAAGAATAAAATAAAAATGAAATTTCCAGATATGAAACTATACGAGGAAATAATTTTCTTACAAACTTTTTTTAAGGGTAAGTATGTTGTAGAAAATGTCATCCCATACTACGAACCTTTAATACATGCGCAAAAAAGGCACAGGCATTTATATTGGGCTAATTTTTTACTACCAACTAATCTAACTAGCAGAGAGGCTAGGATAAGCAGAGGCACAAATGAAGTTAAAAAGTTATGTGATTTCCATGAGTTTGATTTTTACAAATATAAAGGGCCACAGCCAACTAATAAAATAGCAAGAAACTTAGTAGATTATGAGGCAGGCAAAACAATACTAGAAACCGCCTGCGGAATAATTAAAAAAAGCAATACTAGTCAATTAAGTTTAATATAATGGATGAAGAAGATTTTGAAGTAATTACACAAGCCCACTAATGAGCTACTACTACGATGAAGATGCAGCAGAGCGCTGTGTAACTTTTATAGAAAAATTTTGCACCCATGTAAAAGGTGAGCTAGCAGGCAAACCATTTATACTAGAGGAGTGGCAGAAGGATGATATTATACGCCCTTTATTTGGCTGGAAACGTGAAGCTGACGGATTAAGGAAATACCGCACATGCTACGTAGAAATCCCGCGTAAAAACGGCAAAAGTAACTTAGCAGCAGCCCTAGCGTTGTATTTACTCTTTGCAGATGGAGAACCAGGGGCAGAGATAATAAGCGCAGCAGGAGATAGAGGGCAGGCTAATATAGTTTTTCAGATTGCAAAAGAGATGATTAACAACAATAAGCACTTGAGAGCTAGGGCTAAGGTGCTTAGAAATATAGTTGAGCATAAAGGGAGCTGGTACAAGTCAATAAGCGCAGAGGCATATACTAAGCATGGCCTAAATTGTCATGGCATTATTTTCGACGAATTACACACCCAGCAAAATCGTGAGTTGTGGGATGTACTTACTACTTCTGTAGGAGCCAGGCGGCAGCCGGTTATAATTAGCCTAACTACAGCAGGCCATGATAGATCTAGTATATGCTACGAGATGCACGAGTATAGCGAGGCCCTTATAAATGGCTCTATAATAGATGAAACTTTCTTACCTGTGCTATATAAAGCAGATGCAGATGATGAATGGACTAACCCAGAAACGTGGAAAAAAGCTAATCCAGGGTACGGCTCTATATGTAATGAGGCTTATTTTGAGGATGCTGTAAAAAAAGCTAAGAGTAACCCTAGCATGATTAACAGCTTTCTAAGGCTCCATCTCAATGTGTGGACTAGTGCAGAAACGGCCTGGATTCCTGACGATATTTATATGAAGGGCGCTAAAGATATACCATTTGATAGATTACCTAGCTTACCAGCCTATGGAGGCCTAGATTTAGCTAGTACTCAGGATTTAACCGCATTTGCTTTAATCTTTAGAGATGATGAAAACGAGTGTTTCTACCTTATTTGTCATCAATTTGTAAACTCAGAGAAGGCTCACAGCAAAAAGCTAGCCGCTGGGGTTGATTATATACAATATGCCAGAGATGGAGATATAACGATAACGCCTGGTAACGTAACTGATTATAGAATAGTAAAGCAGCATATACTAGATGCCTGCGAGAAGTATGATGTACGTGAGGTGGGATATGATCCTAAATTTTCTACTTACATAGTAAGCGAGCTGCTAGAAAATGATATAGAGATGAAACCAATGGCTCAGAATATTACTAGCATGAACGGCCCCACAAAGGAGCTAGAAATGGAAATAATGCAGGGCAATGTAATTCATGGGGGTAATAGATGCCTACGCTGGCAATTTGGGTGCGCTATCATCTACACAGACAATAACGAAAATAAAAGGGTAATAAAAGAGCAAAAAGAAAATAAGAAAGTAGATGGCGTAATTGCTAGCATTATAGCCCTTAACAGCTACGTGCAAAATAGAATAGACCCAGATGATGATATTTTATTTGATATTTTAACATTATAAATTAGGATATTTGATATATTTGGGTTATAATACGCGCGCATGAGTACACTAGCAGAGAGAATTAGGGGTATATTTCGCTATAGACAGGGCAAATATGATAGCAATACAATAGCCCAGCAGGTGGGATTATTTCCGATGACCAAAAGCGGAGCCTCTATTAATGAAAATAGCGCCCTAGCTATTAGTACGGTTTATGCTTGTGTGTACAAAATTGCGTCTACGATTGCGGCTCTAGGATTAGAGATATATGTAAAGAATGGCAGAAATGTAGACGTAGCTAATGTACACCCTGCACGTACTTTAGTAACCGACAAGCCTAACGAGGTGCAAACGCCTTATGAATTTTGGGAAACTATAGTAGCAAGCGCCTTAATGTACGGCATGGGGTACGCTATTATCGAGCGCGACGAGCGTGGCTACGCGTCTAAGCTTATATATGTACACTACACAGATGTAGATCTAAAGCAGGTAAAAGATGAGCGCGTATATGTGGTTAAGGATTACGGAGTAGTTAGGCCAGAGAATATGCTAGAGATATGCAACCTTTTTAGGATGTCTCCAATTAGACTGCATAGAGAAAATTTAGGACTAGCTAAAAGCGCTCAAGACTTCGGCTCTGAGTACTTCGGGCAAAGTGGCCAAATGACTGGTGTACTAACTTCTGAGCAGCCACTAAAAAAGGAGCAAATGGATATGATCCAGGGCTCGTGGAATAATGGCGCGGCTAATGCAGGCACTAAGCTCATGCCGTTTGGCTTTAAGTACCAGCGTATATCTATCGCACCAGATGAGGCACAATTTATAGAAACTAGACAATTCCAAGCGCAAGAGATTTGCAGAATTTTTAGCGTACCAGCAGCACTAGTACAGCTACCAGGGCAAGAAACTTACAGCAATGTAGAGCAACAAAATTTGATGTTTGCTAGACACACCATTATACCCTGGACTAAGAGAATACAACAGGAGATAGATAGAAAGCTAATACCTAATTTTGACAGGCCAGCAGTATACTCTAAATTTAACCTAAACGATTTATACAGGGGTGATATGGATGCCCGCGCTGGTTTCTTTACTCAGATGCTACAAGCTGGAGTAATGAGCATAAACGAGGTTAGGCATGAAGAGGATAAAAACCCTATTAAGAATGGAGATGTACACCTAGTACAGGTTAACCAAATCTCTTTAGATAAAATAGAAGATTACAGCGATTCTATCTCAAACAACAACACAAATGAAGGAAGAGAAAACCACACCCCAGGAGAGCCAGGAGAATAGAGACGAGCTAGAAACGCGCGCTCATTATTCGGTTAGCACTAGCACTATTGAGGCTAGGGCTGAAAGTGATGAAATGATAATAGAGGGCTATGCTGCATTGTACGACAATGAAACTAACATAGGCCCATTTAGGGAAACTATAAGCCGAGGCGCTTTTGATGATGTACTGGATAACGATGTACGCGCCCTTATGAATCATGATCCTAATTATGTGCTAGGCAGAACTGGTGCAGGCACCTTAGAGCTAGAGCTAGATGATACAGGGCTAAAGTACCGCATCAAATTAGGAGAGCAGCAGTATGCTAAGGATTTATACGAGAGTGTTAAGCGTGGCGATATATCTCAAAGCTCGTTTGCCTTTACAATAGCAGAGCAGAGCTGGAACGAAAATAGAACAGTAAGAAGTGTAGACAAAGTAGCAACGTTATTAGACGTTAGCCCGGTTACCTACCCAGCTTACAAAGATACTGAGGGGTTACTTGCACGAAATGAGGAGCAAGAGCCAGAAGTAATAAAT